CTAGCCCTATCTAACTGGTCAGGATCTCTTCCGACTGGCTCCTCAACCGTGGAACTATTCCAATGAATACCATCAACCAATTCGCATCCATCACAAACAACATGGCGCAGATCTCCGGCAGCATCGGAGACCTCGCGTACCAGTACAAAGAGATTGCACCGCGTACGGCGCTGGACGATGCCAACATTGACCTGCTAATCCAGACGGCGCAGCAGTTAATCGTTGCGGCCCAAGCGCTTGAGACGATTCCCTACGACAAGGCAGCAACATGAACACCATTCAACACTACGCCGCTCTGATCGCAAACGTGAACGCCATGCAGTCGAGGCTCAATGCTCTCGGCTACGACTTCAAGGAGACCGCTCCTCGCTCCGCGCTCGACGTTCAACTCATCGACGCGCTGGTTGCAACGGCTTCGGCAATGCTCGCCGAGGCCGCCGCGCTGAAGGATGTCGTGTACGACCCGACGCCTCCAGAAGAAGAACCCGCACCGTGACCCTCGCCGTGCATACACTTCGTGACTATTGCGTGCGTCTTGGACCGTTTAGAAATAGCACCCCACTACTTCTAAATTCCAAGGCGTGTAGGAACGCCGGTCGGCACGATGCGGGAGTCGATGGTTCTGCACACCGCCCCGACCACTGTCTGATTTAACCTACAGTGGAGTCTTATTTCCGGAGCCGGAAAATGCCCATGAACTGGAAAGCCTCCCTCTCGATCTTCCTCGCTGCCTCGGTGTACGCCGAGGAGCCATGCAGTCCTCGCCTTCTTCCGATGACCACGACTCGCGTTCCTGTCTTCGATGAAGCGGGGAACCCCACCGGCATGATGCAGACGGTATCGGCTGCGGAGACCGCAACTCGGAAGATGGTCGTGTACTACCGAACGCCTGAGGTAGTCGGTGTCGGCCCATTCGTCATGGAAGGCGATGTCGAGATCGACAACTTGTCCAATGGGACTCGAACCGTGAAGTACCGGCAGTCAGTGAAGATCGGCGAGGGCATGATCCCCATCATCCCGCTGGGAAGTGGCATCTTGTGCTGGGAGGTAGGCAACGAGCGGCTCGTCGCTGACTACTCGTTCACGGTTGATCCGATGGCGACTCTCGCGGAGGGAATCGACTGGACGGTCTCGATCCGTCGAGCGGATCAGATCGCAGATATCAACGGAGACGGCTGGGTGGACTCCGCTGACCAAGGTCTTCTGTTCGCAGCGTGGGGAACTAACAACCCGGAAGCCGATCTCAACTTTGATGGCACGGTCAACGGGACCGACCTCGGCGTCTTGTTCTCGCAGTGGTCCGAATCTTCGGAAGGATCGTAATGGAACCTAACCTGATCCCGCTTATCGAGAACAACTTGACGCCGTTGATCGTTTGGGTTCTGGTGTACTACACGATGGTCAAGGGAATCCGTCGAGACCTCCAAGAGATCAAGGACAAGATCAACAAAGACTAGGAAAGGACTGCAACATGAAGACCGAGATCGTTCCGATCGACTCCGTGTCGATGGACCCGGCGAACGCACGCAAGCACGACGAGCGGAACCTCACCGCGATACGCGACTCGCTCCGTGCGTTCGGACAGCAGAAGCCGATCGTCGTCGATCAACGCGAGATCGTCATCGCCGGTAACGGCACGCTCGAAGCGGCGAAGCGTCTCGGCTGGACCGATATCGCGATCGTCCGAACGACGCTCGACCAGACGCAGGCGACCGCGTTCGGTATCGCGGACAACCGCACGGCGGAACTCGCCGAGTGGGATGACGAGGTGCTTCGCTCACTTCTCGACTCGATGGACGACGAGACTCGCGACCTTCTCGCGTTCGACCAGAAGGAACTCGACGCGATGCTTCCGCCGATGGCGATCGACATCGAGGAGGACGAGATCCCGGAGAACGTCGAGCCGGTCACGAAGCCGGGCGACCTCTGGATCCTCGGCGCGTACTTCGAGTGCGAGGACTGCGGCAAGAAGTACGACTACAAGCAAGGTCTGGAAATGTCTGCGTGTCCTTGTGGGTAGTCTCCGCCTCCGGTCCCGTCATCGACTTCTTTGCGGTGACTCGACGAAGGCTGACGACGTGGCGAGGCTCTTTGACGGAGCGACCGCGACGATGGTTCACGCCGACCCGCCCTACGGGATGGGGAAGGAGAAGGAAGGCGTCGCGAACGACAACCTCTACCGCGAGAAACTCGACGCTTTCCAGATGGAGTGGTGGCAGGCGTGGCGACCGCATCTCACGGACAACGGGAGCGCGTACGTTTGGGGGAACGCTCCGGACCTCTGGCGTCTTTGGTACTGCGGCGGCTTGTCGGATTCAGAGCGTCTGACGATGCGGAATGAGATCGTCTGGTCGAAGTCGAACGCATTCGGTATGTCATCAAGCGAGTCGAGATCCTATCCGCCCGAATCCGAGCGATGCCTCTTCTTCATGCTCGGCGAGCAGGGGTTCAACAACAACGCGGACAATTACTGGGAAGGCTGGGAGCCGATCCGGTCGTACCTTGCCGAGCAGTTCGATCGGTGCGGATGGAAATCTAAGCAGGTGGCGAAGTGGCTCGGACTTCATCCGCGTATGGTAGACCACTGGATCAGTCGATCACAATGGAGTTTCCCAACCGAGGAACACTACCGAAAACTTCAAGAAGCCGCGAAGGACCACGACGCCTTCAAGCGGGACCACGACGAACTCAAGGCGGCGTTCTACGAGACCCGCGCGTACTTCGACAACACGCACGACAACATGACCGACGTCTGGTCATTCTCACGGGTTCACGGTGACGATCGTCATGGACACGCGACGCCGAAGCCGGTCGAGATGGTCGCCCGTGCGATCAAGTCGAGCAGCGAAGATGGTGACGCGATCGGCGTACCGTTCGGCGGGACAGGTCCAGAGGTCATCGCCGCCGAACAACTCGGTCGAACCGTCTACGCGATGGAACTCGACGCGGGATGGTGCGACGTCATCGTCCGACGATGGGAGAACCTGACCGGCGAGACGGCGGTTCTTGAGACGTGATCCTCCAGATCGAACCGATCGAGGATGCACTACACGCTGGGCAGCGTCTCGTCCTCGACGAGTCCGCCCGGTTCAACGTCCTCGAATGCGGTCGACGATTCGGCAAGACGCATCTCGGTATCCAACTCGCGATTGACTACGCGATCGACGGCAAGGAGGTCGGATGGTTCGCTCCCACCTACCGCTACCTCGCCGACCCGTGGCGGGACGTCGAGCGAATCCTCTCGCCGGTCATCGTCAAGGCTGATCGCGTCGAGCGTCGGTTCGATCTCGTCTCCGGCGGGACGATCGACTTCTGGTCCCTCGACTCCGTTGATGCGGGACGAGGACGCCGCTACGACCGCGTGATCATCGACGAGGCCGGGATCGTCCGGGATCTCGGTCCGGCGTGGCAGGAGACGATCAGGGCGACTCTGGCGGATCGTCAAGGCGATGCGTGGTTCCTCGGTACGCCGAAGGGACGATCGTTCTTCCATCGGTGCTTCGAGCGAGGTCAGATCGGCGACGGCGGCTGGAAGTCGTGGAGACTACCGACGACGACGAATCCCACGATCCCGGCGGGAGAGATCGAGGCGGCTCGGCAGGAACTACCGAAACACATCTTCGAGCAGGAGTTCCTCGGCATCCCTGCCGACGACGGCGGGAACCCGTTCGGACTCGACTCAATCGCCGCGTGTATCTCGCCGCTCTCGACAGATCCCGTGGTCGCGATCGGTATTGACCTCGCGAAGTCGGTCGATTGGACCGTCGTCGTCGGTCTCGACAAGGATGGCAAGGTCGCGATGCTCCATCGCTGGCAAGGCCCGTGGGCGGAGACGGAACGCCGAATCCTTGAACTTCTCGGAGACGCTCCGTCCCTGATCGACTCGACCGGCGTCGGCGATCCGATCGTCGAGGGACTCCAGCGGAAGTCGCCGAGGGTCGAGGGTTTTAAGTTCTCCGCGACCTCGAAGCAGCAGATCATGGAGGGTCTCGCGTCCGCGTTCCAGACGCGACGAGTCGCGATCCCTGATGACTGGCTCCGCGTGGAGTGCGACACTTTCGAGTATACCTACACGCGAACAGGCGTTCGCTATGAGGCTCCGTCCGGAATGCATGACGATGGAGTCTGCGCGTTGGCTCTCGCTCTTCGATGCCTCGATACGTCGGCCCGATCAGGGTTCGACTTCAGGATTCTCTGACTATGCCGATCGGCGATCTCTTCGGATTACTTCGCAAGCGGCAGACCACGCCGGAAAAATACCTCGCATCCAGCGTGAACGTCGTAGGTGCTGGACAACACGGCGCGAAGCGTCCGGACTTCTCGCAGCAGCGAGGGATCACGTCGTTTCGTTCGTGGGTGTACGCCGCTGCGTCAATCAATGCGAACGCGGTCGCGGCTACTCCGCTCCGCCTCTACTCTGCAAAGGACGAGATCGGTCGAGTCTCCTCGCGTGCGGTCTCCCGGAATCGGAAGGCGTATCTATTCGGCGACGCTCCGGGCGATCAGCGGCCATCGACGTCGGTACTCCGCAAGGCCGCCATGTACGGCGACGAGATGCGGGAGGTCGTCGATCATCCGATCCTCGACCTACTCAACTCCGCGAACCCGTACCTCAATGGGTTCGACCTCTCGGTCCTTCGTGTCCTGTACGGCGAACTGACCGGCAACGCCTATCTGCACCCGGTCATCGACGAGGCGACCGGCGTACCGATCGAACTCTGGCCGCTTGCACCGCAGCACGTCGAGGTGATCCCTGACGAGGACACCTTCCTCCGTGGGTACGTCTACGGCGTAGACGCGCAGCACAAACAGATCTTCGAGCCTGATGAGGTGATTCACTTCCGGCGACCGAATCCGGGAAACCTGTTCTATGGGATGGGCAAGGTCGAGGCGGCGTTCGGCGTGATCGCATCGAACGAGGCTCTGCATCAGATGGACCTCTCGACGTTCCAGAACTCGGCGCGTCCCGACTACGCGGTGGTGGTGAAGGGAACGCCTACCGGCGACCAACTCGACCGATTCCAACAGCAGGTCGAGCAGCGACTACGCGGGACACGGAAGGACGGGAACTTCATCACGGTCACGGGCGACGTCCAGTTCACTCCGCTCAACTTCCCGCCGAAGGACATCGCAGGACGCGAGGAGATCGTCGAGGAGATCGCGGCGGTCTTCGGCGTTCCGGTGTCGATGCTCAAGGCGAACGATCCGAACCTTGCGTCTGCTCAAACTGGTTTCGCTCAATGGCGAGAGGGTACGGTCCTGCCGCTCGTTCGCATGGACGAGCAGGAACTGAATCAGCGTCTCCTCGGTATGTTCGGACTCGACGACGATTACTGCCTCGCGTACGACAACCCGGTTCCCTCCGATATGGCGTTCGATTTGCAGGAGCGGCAGACGGCGGTATCGGGAGGCTGGAGAACGCCGAACGAAGCGAGACTCGAAGAAGGACGCGAGCCGATTGAGAACGAATTCGCGGATCAACTGCTCATCGGCGGTCAGCCTCTCGGCGGCGCGCCTCCGATGGGCGGCGGGATGCTTGCGATTGACGAGCCGGAACAGGTTTCTATGATTGAACCGCCAGAAACAGACGTCGCGTTTGCTTCTTCGCTTCTCGAATCGCTCCGAAGCCGAACTTTGTCTCAGTATTCAGTTGTCAAGATGTTGCAAGGTTGCGGATTCTCGCGAGCCGTCGCTGAGAGGATGGTCGAAGCCGAGGAGAAAGCAGCCGAGAAGATCGTGTCGTCGTGCGGCGATGAGTCCTGCGGATGCGAAACGAAAGCGATCGACGACGTTGATCTGAAACCGACCGAAGAGATGGCCGAACTCGCCGAGCGAGGTCTTCGGCTTCGCAAGGAACACGGACGCGGCGGAACTGAAGTCGGAGTCGCACGAGCGAGAGACATCTCGAACCGATCGAACCTCTCGCCGGAGACGATCTCTCGGATGTCTTCTTTCTTCGCTCGTCATCGCGTCGATCTCGATGCTCCTGCTGCCGATCCCGGTCACGACGAGTACCCGTCCGCCGGTGTTGTTGCTTGGCTCCTTTGGGGCGGCGATCCCGCGAACCCGGACGAAGCCGGAGCGGCATGGGCAGATCGGAAGGTCGCCGAGATCGAAGGCGAAACCGAGAAGGTCGTTGAGAAAGAAACGACGAAGCAAGCCGAGAAGGTCTACGAGTGGCCGAAGTCGGTCCGGAAGTACCGACTCGACATCGAGGGACTCCCGTCCGACTTCGCTCGCGTCAAGGCGGAGCAGGGAGAGCCGTCCGCCGACGAGGACATTCGCGAGGACGAAAAGAAGACTCCGGCGATGGAGATCTCCTCGACCGTTTCCGGAGGTCTCGCCGAGGTTCAGAAGACGCTGATCGCGGCTATCGAGTCCGGCGAGATCGCGTCGGTCCCCGGCAAGGCTGCCGGAGGCAGTCGAGCAACCGAGATCCGCAAGATCCTGAAGACGCTCTCCGGTCTCGAAGGGAAGATCCTCGACGATCTCGTCGCTTCGATCTCGAAGGCCGCAGCGGGCGGAGGATCGGCTGGGATGGCTCGCGTCAACGAACTGCTCTCAGGAGCCGGATCAGGGAGGGTCGGCTCTCCGGCGGTCTCCGAGGCTCTGGCGAAGGCGGTCCAGAAGCGAGCCGGACTGATCGCGAAGGCGGTCGTGCAGGATACGGTGAAGCGGTTCGTCGGCAGCCTCGATCTGACGTTCTCGATTCAAGGCGAGGTCGCTCGACTCCAATCGCTCGGCGACCTCTCGCCGTCGAGAGCCGAGACGATCGCTCGAACCGAGTCGGCGAACGCCTACCACGAGGGACAGATCGACGCTTGGAAGGAATCCGGAGCCGTACGCGAGAAGCACTTCCTGAAGGCTCCCGGTGCTTGTCCGTTCTGCGATGCCGTCGAGAAGCGATACGGAGAGAGAGCGAAGGCTCTCGCCGTCGATGCTCCGATGGTACGAGGCGGCGAGACGATCACGGCGAACGGGAAGACGCTCACTCCAAAGTTCGATAGTCCCGGCATCGTTCATCCGAACTGCCGATGCGACTTCATCCCTGTTATCGAAGGACTCTGATGCAACGAAAGACCCTGACCGCTTCGCTCTCGAAAGCCGGACCAAAGATCGAGGCGACGATCTCGACCGAGACGATCGACCGAGACGGCGAAGTCCTGATCGCTCAAGGCATGGATGCGACCGACTTCTCTGATAACCCGGTCGTCTTCTACAATCACGACTATGCCCAGCCGATCGGACGAGTGACCGACCTCCGCCGATCAGAGAAGAAGATCGACGCGACGATCGAGTTCGCTCAACGCCCGGAAGGATTCGAGGGAGCCTACTTCCCTGAGTTCGTCGAGTCGCTCGTCGATCAGGGAATCGTGAAGGGTATCTCGGTCGGCTTCATCCCATCGCCGGGCGGCGTTCGCAAGGCATCGACGAAGGATCGAGAAGACTACGGCGACGACGTGCGGAACGTCTTCTCGAAGTGGAAACTTCTAGAGGTCTCGGTCGCTCCGCTCCCGGCAAACGGCGAGGCTCTGGTCTCTGCGGTTCGAAAGGGTCTCGTCGATCGAGACTCCGTAGAGCGATGGCTCGACTTCGTTCCTACCGTCCACACGATCGAGATCGAGGTTCCGAAACGCGGAGCGATCGACCGACTTTCGACACTATAAACACCGAGGCAGATCGGAAGGTCGGGACGGGTAGCCGCAATGGCTGGACCGGGCGGCAAGAAGTGAAGCGTCGAATCTATTCTCAACCACGAACAAGGAATCCAATCATGCGACAGGTGACTCTCACCTCGCTCAAGAACGAACTTCAAACTCTCGCCGATCAAGTCGGCGAGAAGCGGTTCGTCTCTGCGAAGGCTCTGTATCTCGACAAGGTAATGGTGACTGACGAAGACGGTACTCCCGTCGCTGCCGACGATCTCGAAGTGATCCTCGCTCCTAAGATGGTGGAGCCGGAAGCCGAAGAAGAAGAGAAGGCAGCGGAAGAAGTCGAAGAGGAGGAAGAAGTGGCTCCCAAGTCGATCGCTCCTACCTTTCGCAAGGGACTTCGGCAGACTGCCGCCGCCTCTGCTCCTTCGATCATTCGACCTAAGATGTGGGGCGGACTGAAGAACTTCAAGGACGACTCGAACGGCGAAGGCGTCAAGAAGGCCGAGCGATTCGGTCGATGGCTTCTCGCTCAGACCGGGCATCGTAAGAGCCTGAACTGGTGCGAGCGAAACGGTCTTGAAGTCAAGGCTCACACCGAAGGCGTTAACTCCGCCGGTGGCTTCCTCGTCCCGGATGAGTTCGAGACCGAACTGATTACCCTCCGCGAAGAGTTCGGCGTGTTCCGTCGAAACGCTCGCAACCGTCCGATGAGTTCGGATACGCTTCGCGTCCCTCGTCGAAGCACTGGTCTGACCGCTAGTTTCGTCGGTGAAGCCACCGCCGGTACAGAGTCAACTCAGACCTTCGAGTCCATCCTGCTCGTCGCCAAGAAGGTCATGGTCCTGACCACGATCAGCAACGAACTTTCCGAAGATGCCTTTGTGAATCTTGCGGACGACGTTGCTGGTGAGATCGCCTACGCTCTCGCCAAGAAGGAAGATGAGGTCGGGTTCAACGGAACCGGGCTGAGTTCCGAAGGCGGCATCGAAGGCATCGTGACGAAGATCGAAGCCGGTACAACTGCCGTGATGTATCACGACGCTGAAGTCGCCGATCTCGGGTCAATTACTCTCGATAACATCGGCGCAATGATGGGACTCCTTCCCGCTTACGCCGATACGCCGAACGCGAAGTTCTACATGCACAAGGCCGTTTGGCATGGTGGCTTCGAGGCTGCGTTGACCTCTGCCGGTGGAACCTCCGCTCGCGAGATCAAGGACGGATATCGGGGAACTCCTACGCTCTTCGGTTACCCGGTCGAGTTCACGCAGGTCATGCGATCGGCTCGTGCTGCTGACAAGATCGGCGCGCTCTTCGGCGATCTTTCCCTCGCGGCTTCGTTTGGCGATCGTCGAGCGACCGAGGTTCAGATCAGCGATTCGGCTCTGAATGCTTTCGAGCAGGACGAACTCGCTGTCCGTGGCACGGAACGCTTCGACATTAATGTTCACGATGTCGGCGACTCGTCCGCAGCCGGTCCCGTCGTCGGTCTTCTCTTCTGATCAATCTTCAATCTGAGCGGGAGGGTGGTTCGCCATCCTCCCGCTGAAGGAACACACTCAAATGATTCACGCTCAGAACACCAAGTTGGTTTCGATTACGCCTCCGGCGGCAATCGTAGACGACGCCAGTTATACCACGGCAGAGGTCGATACCTTAGGCTTCGACTATGCTCAGGTCATCGTCTACCTCGGAGCAACCGATATCGCAATGACGGCTCTCGCGGTCACAGAGTCCGATGTCTCAGGGTCCGGTCACGCTGCGGTCACGGGTCTGGTCTTCGGAACTTCCGACAACATCGCAGGCTCGACCTCGGCACTTCCGTCTGCCACGGACGACAACAAGTTCCAAGTCTTCGATATCGACCTCCGAGGAAGGAAGCGGTATCTCGATGTCCTTGCGACGGCAGGCGACGGAACGGCTGGAACTTTCGCGACGATCCTCTGTATCCTGTCCCGTGCGGGCGATGCACCGGTCACCGCCGCAGAACGCGGATGCGACGAAGTTCTCGCAGTCTGATCTCTCTTGCTCTTTCCTCCTTTCTTTCGGGTGGTCGATCGGCTTCGGTCGGTCGGCCACTCGGAGTGAGGATGCACCGGAGGACCGATGGCTGTTGACACCTACGCTCTGACATCGCTCTCGAACCTGAAGGACTGGATCGGCATAACCGGTACAGTCGATGACGCCATCCTCGAATCGGCGATCGACCGAGCGTCCGACATCATCGAGCAATACTGCGAGCGGAAATTCAAGTCGCGAACCTTTTATGAGTTCGTGCAACCAAACGGCGATCGAACCGTGACCGTGGACAACGTCCCGATCATCTCGATCAATTCGGTTGCGTACGGTTCGGCGATCGCGTTCACGGTCGAGAGTGACACCGCTTCGACGGATGTCCTCGCGACGGTCGGCAACGACGGGACCGATCTCCGACTTCGCAAGGTCGCGAGCGATGGGACGGCGACGACTTCCACCGTTGCCTTCTCGTCGTACGCGACCACGACGCTGATCGTGAACTATATCAACGCGAGCGTCTCCGGCTGGACCGCAACGCTATCCGTGAACGCCTACGCCCGAAGCCTCTACCGCTTCGGCGGTCGCGGCGTGATCGACGCTCCTTGTCACTTCGAGTATCCGAGAGACAACGTCTCCGAGTATCGAGTGGACTTTGCGACCGGCCAGATCCACATGATCGCCGACCGCTTCCCCGGTATCCGATCGGACGACGCTTCGGCGAACCGGTTCCCGTCCGGGTTCTTCCCGGTCTTCGTAGAGTACGAAGCAGGGTTCGCGACGATCCCGGACGACCTCGAACAGTCAGCGATCGAGATCGCCGCCGACCTATATCGAGAACGGAAGCAAGATCGAACGCTCGGATCTGAATCGCTCGGCGACTACAACTACAGCCGCGTGGCGGTCGCCGAACTCCTGACCGCTCGATGGGACAAGTTGCAGGCATACAAGGAAATTCGATGAGCGTCGAGAGCATGATCGCGAAGCACGGGAAGACGGTCACGGTGAAGACCCGGACGACTGCGAATGATGCGGTCGGCTCGCCGGTCGAGACGTGGACGAGCGTGGTCGGAGTCTATACCGCGATGGTTCAGATCAGCGGAGGCTCGGACGCGACGACGGCAGGTCGAGAGGGACGACAGCGAACGGCGACGATTTACCTCGTGGACGATCAGGATCAGAAGATCGACATCGAGGACCGGATCGACTACGGCGGCGCGGAGTGGGAGATCCGATCGGTCCGTGTACCGGACGAACGCGAGGCGACCGACCAACTCTGCTATACAATCGTAGACGTCGATGAGGTGATCCAGTGACGATCCGAGCGAAGGTGAATCATAACTTCAACGCGGCAACGGTCACGAAGGCGTACCGGATTGAGACAATCGACCTTGTGAACGATGTCGCGACCGGCGTGCAAAGACTACTCAAGAAGAATCTGAATCGCGGCGACGGTCGAACGAATCCAAGCAAGCCGGGAAACCCTCCGCACGTTCGGACTGGCACACTTCGCCGGTCGTGGACCACGAAGGGAAACCGAACCGAGAAGCGATCGAAGTCCGGCGTCCGTCTCCGTCTCGGATCGAACGTCGTCTATGCTCGCGCTCTGGAGTTCGGATATCGACCGAGGAACCTCAAGCCAAGACCTTACCTCGGTCCGACCGTTCGCTCGCCGCAGTTGCGGAAGTTCATCGACCAGCGTCTTGCAAGGTCGGCATCGAAGATTCGATCTACAATTCGCAAGAAGGCGGTGAAATAATGAGCGTCGATCTGATGAAGGCGATCTACGCCCGGCTGACCTACGACGCTGGATCTAGCACGAACCCGCTCCGCACGGCGGTCTCCGATCGGATCTTTGCGATCGAGGCTCCCGCCCGGACGACGCTCCCTCTTGTCGTGTACTCGTTCGACTCGGTCGATACCGAGCGATTCTTCGGAGGCAATATTCGAGAGATCGGATCGTTCACCGTCTCGGTCTTCACGAAAGCCGAAGCGGGTGCAGATTCGATAGTAGACATAGAGAAACTCATCTTCGAGAACCTCGATCAGATCGACGTCGTTGTATCGAACCATGATCGAGGCTACATTCGCAACCTCTCGCGAGGTGTTCCGGAACTTGACGGCGAAGCGTTCCGGGCTGATTCCACTTTCGAGATCGTCGCCGCGATCAACTCCTGAAGGAACTTTCGATGGCTTCTACACTTGCTCACGGTTCGGATGGCACTGTCGTAATCGGTGCGAATTACGAGGCTCAACTCAACACGTGGTCGGCAACGCTCACCCGTGCGACTTCGGTCGTCACCGGCTTCGGCGATACAGGACACCAACGAAGAGCATCGAAGGTGGTTGATCTCACCGGCTCCGCTGGTGGGTTCTCCAAGTACGACGCGGCTGATCACGATCCGACCGGCATCATCGGTAACGCGGCAGCCACGCAAGCGAATATGGTTCTGACAGTTGCACCCGCATGCACGTTGACGTTTGACGCCGTTATTAATTCAACGGCGTTCAGCGTGACGCAGGACGGCGACTCGACGGTGTCATTCAACTTTGAGATGGATGACGCAGACGGTCCTACCGCTGCGTGGGATGAAGGTTCTTGATGGATCAGAATGGGCTGATTAAGAATCAGATCATCACGCCGAAGTTAAGCGACTGGCGTGTTCGGTTCTTCTTCGTCGATGGCTCTTCGAAGACTATTCGAGTTTCGCCCGGAAAGATCTCGCAAGAGAAGGCTGTCGCTACTGCGAAGCGTTCGATCAATCTGATGGATGAGTGCGTACTCGATCGCATCGAGACTACACGAGCCGACGTCAAGGCTTCTGCTCCGTTCGGAATCATAAAGAAAGGCTAGTGCATGAACCCGATCCCGATCACGATTGGAGGAGAGACGACGCTCGTCCCTCGACTCCGAATCCAGCAGATCATCGACCTCTCGACTCGACGCTTCGAGCGTGACCGTCTCGATCTCGTCGCAGATCTGAACGATGCCGGAGTCGATGCCGAGAATCGTCTCGCTCAACTTCGAGAGCATCGGAAGGAGTGCGGTCTCTCCAGCGTGATCGTCCGCTCGGCGTTCTCCGTCGAAGGAGCGATCGAGATCGTCACCGATGCGATGGGCGGAGAACTACCGCAGCAGTTCGCGTCGATCTCGCCTGACGAGATGAGCCGTCTCGCGCTCGGCTGCATCGGCGTCGAACTCGAAGAGAAGGCCGAAGGGAGTGCCGAGGGAAAGGCGCAGGCGTGATCCGAGAATGGATCGCGGAAGCAGCATGGATCGCGAAGTATCTACCCGGCGTCGGTAACCCGATGTCACTTCCGGTCGATGAGTTCAACGGGTATCTCGATGAGATCATCAAGATGCTCAAGCGGGAATCTGGAAGCGGATCGCCGTCGGGCGATCATCGGTCCTTCGTTGACGATCAGATGAGGCGTATACATGGCTGACTTTGAACTCGAACTCCAACTCACCGCCCGGATCGACGATCTGGAAAAGGGAATGAAGGACGCTCAACGCGCTGTCGAGAAGTCTTCGGAGAAGATGGAAACCGCTACGAAAGATGCAGCCGAAGGCGGCTTGACGCCGCTGATCGACAAGATCGCAAAGGTTGCGGCGACGTTATTCCTCGCCGAGGCTGCGTTTAAGGTTGGCGGTGCGGCAATCCGAGGAATGGCTGGCGATACAGAGGGAATGATTGCGGCAGTGAAGGGGATTCCAATCATCGGACCGCTCGCGACTTCGATCTTCGACTTTGCTGATGCTTTGAAATACGCGGGCGATGAAGCAACCGACGCTCGCGAAGAGATCTTGGAACTCTCGATCGCTCTGCAGAGAATGGAAAAGCAGATCGCCTCCAGAGAAACTCGCGTATCTGACATGGCGGAACTGTCAAGGCTTCAAGGCAAGACGGAAGAGCAGATCGCAATGGCTCGCCTGAATGTGAAATTCTTAACGATCAGGCAAGAGGCCGAATTAGAAAAGAAGGCGGCGGAGGATACTTTCAAAGCGAGAAAGCAGGAGATCAAAGACTCGCATCTTGCTCAAGCCGAAAGTCTGGCTTTGCAAGTTGACGCGATGGAGGATCACCAAAAGGAACTGGAGAGAATCAAAGCAAAGTCTGCACTCAGAACTCAGATCACGACCTTGCAACAACAAGAGCAGGTCAAGATCGCCGAGACTAAAAGGCTCGAAGAGGTTGCAAAGCGAAAGGAAGAACTAAACAAACAAGCCGAGGATCATCACGAAACCATGATGGAACTCGAAGAAGAAGCAAAGAAGAAAGAATCAGAGAGACTTGAGATTGAAAAGGAGAAAGCAAAAGAACTAGAGAAGCATCTCGATCTCGTGAAGAAGATCCACAACGCCGAGCAGGAAGTCGCGAAGGCAAGAGCCGACGCTTCGATGAGGGTATCGCAGGCGACCGCGTCATTCTCAACGGCTGGCGGTTCGTTCACGACCGGTGCATCGGCGGAACTCAACGAGGCTAAACTGCTCACGAAGATATCGACGGCATCGAAAGAACTACTCGCTGAGATCGTTCGCAACACCGCAGGAATTGGAGCCGGTCTCGTATGACTTTCGTCACTGAGTTCATGGAGTCTCGCTCGATCACGACGAGCGGCGGACGCGGCAACGGTCGCCGGGTGTTTCACGCGAGCGGATACAGTAATCCGGGCGACGTCTTCGATCTCTTCGGCACTGGAGTTCTGCCGAGGAAGTACGAACGACATCCAGACTTCCCCGGTCTAATCGCTCGCGACTTCACGCTGACGCTTGTCGGCGGTCATACCGATCTCTGGAAGATCGAGTGGACGTACGAACAACTGAGCGCGGGCAGCATCGCTCAACCTGCGGACATTACGCCGACGGAAATCCTGCCGAACGAAGTGCAGTATGTCGAGGCGTCCGCCGAGATCCGCGCCGAGTTCGTTCTGGCGTATCGAATCGGCGTGGCGTATCCGGCTGACGGCGATCCTGCCGGCGATGAAGATGAAGTTCAAGGCAATCCAATTGATAAGGGTGGAGTTCCGACGTCGATCCAGCGAAACATCCAAGAGGTGACGCTGACGGAAACCGTGAACGTTCCAGACCTCAACACTTATCGCTCGTTCCGGTTCTTGCGAAACTCTAGACCGTTCCTCGACATGCCTACCGGCAAGGTTTTATATCGAGGCGCGTCGATCAGACGCACCGGCGTCGATGTCTTCCAAGTCGCCCACTCGTTCGTCGAGGATGGCGACTACCATCTTCAGCAGTCGCCGCGAATTGACGGTGACGGACAGCCGTTCCTCAAAGATGGAAAAGCGGAAGACGTGTACTGGGTGCAGCCGTTCGGATCAAAAGGCGACTTCCGAAAAATTTCCACTAACTTCTAGGAACAACGATGGCCGACGAAATCAAAATGACCGGATCGCTAAATATTTTAGATGGGTTTCTTCGCGAGTCGTACAGCCCCGGAACTATCTCGATTGATATGAATTCAACAGCAGGCGCGGGCGGTTCACAAACGATCGGAGGATCTTATGAGGCTATCGCTGCGGGAGATACAAACGACGGCGGAGTCTACTTTTTTCGAAACGTAAACAACTCGATTGATATCTCCATCGGCATCGAACACGGCGGAAGTACGTTCGTCGCATTCTTGTTGCTGAAGCCGGGAGAGTTTAGTATTGGACGATTGTCCTCAAAGACAATATTCGCCAAGGCTCAGATTACGGGATCAGTGAGTAGTGCTGATCTTCAATACAGGCTTCTATCGGTATGACTGATCTTCCTCGCTTTACTGCTGGCTCTCTCGGACCGATTGGATTCAATCAGGTTAATGAGATGATGCGCCGACTTGACGCGCTCCGACCGTTCATCGAGTCGGTCGAACTTTCGCAAGAAAGAACGAACGGCCTAAAGGAACGGGTGATGATCGTCTATGCAAAGAAGATGGAATCGGAACAAGACAAGTATCAATGGCGAGAAGTCGCAATTCGAGACGATGATACAGTCGCTTCTTTTATTGACGAAGACTGGGATAACATCTTGCTTGATGTGGTCACTCGCGGAGGCGGTGACCCGATAATTGAAAAGCCAGAAAAAGACGAGCCGCCGCCGCCGGAAACCTACGCGGTTTCGACTACTGACTTTAACGAAGGCTTCGCGATCTGCTTCGTGAGGCGGACCATAGACGGAGATCGCCGATACCTTCTCGTGCCATTATCGTCCGCAGAAAGCCTGAGTAATCTATTCATGATTGTCGGAGTTAGTGACGAAGTTCAAGTGTCAGGATACGAAGCGTATTTGTATTCTGCCGTTCGTATGACTCTCGTCGCTGGACCCGGTGGAGACGGCGTTGAACTTAGTCAATCTTCGACCACTGTCCCGTTTTATGATTTCGGAATACACGAACCGAATATACCTGTTATTCCAGAAGGAGCGGTACCGACCCCGGTATCGCTCAAGTTGGGATCGTTCTTTGTTGGTCATACTGTTCAAGTCAGCAGCGACATGGAAGTGGGATATCTGGCGCAAGTTCCAAGGCTAGACATAGAATGCGAGGAACGATGAAGCGAAGATACTCGATCGGAACTCTGACGACAGTCGCAAGGCAGATCGTCATCGCACCGCCGAACAAGACGATCGAGATCAACTCGATCTATCTCGCAAACTTTTCTGGTTCCAATTCAACCTTCGACGTGTATCACGTCCCGGCTGGCGAAGCCGTCGCTGACCACTTCCACTTGATACACCTGACGCAAATTCTACCAGCAGTAGCAGTGAACTATATCGACCCTCGTATCTACCTCGAACCGGGCGACGGCTTGTGGATGCTCGCGGCTGACGCAGGCGCAGTGACTGCGACGATCTATGGGACCGAGTCGTGACTTCGTACGCTGCTCCTTGTTGTCCTAACGTATGTGACGACAACAACGGACCGTGCGGCTTGCCGTCCGACTTTCCTACGACGTTCACTTTTAGTTCTTCGTTCAAGGTTGGGATGCGAAACGCTCATCCGCCTTTTAGCACAAATGGAACGCAGTTCACCTACCAAGTTAGCATGACCTCAAGATATGAATTCCAAGGCGATCTTTGTAATTTCTACAGGACGAGCCTTGTAGCATCGCATGAATATCGGTGTATCAACAGTCCTCCCGGAAGTAACTATCCCGGCGACTTTTCTGAAAGGAAAGAAGTCTCTAACGATTCATCTAACCTGATGTTTTGGGGAAGAGCAAACGGAGACGCCCGGGTAGTAATTGACTACCACGACTCGCAAGGAAATCCGCAATACGAGTTCAGGTTTGCCAACAATAGCAATACTGAAATGGAGAGAATATCGGAATCAGTTCCGCAGGGTACTCCTTTCATCGAAGTCACTGATGTTGTCAGTAGTGTTTGGACTGCGAGAAAGTCGGGACAACTAAATGCTTTCTTTCGAGGTAGAGGATCGAATCATGGGGTAAAACTTTTCTTCCCGAGTTCTATCGTGTTACCGAACGGCGACACAGTTCCAGATCTAAGAGATGAACCGTTCGCCGAAAGGTTTACGCAGGCTCCGACAGAAGCGAATGGCTCAAGCGGATCAATGACTCCATTCTCCGCTAGATATGGTGCTATCAACGGCGGGGGTGAGGTGCTGTTTCCGTGGTTCGATTATGACACGGGTATTTCTCCTCCAAGATTTCACTTAGATCGTAAGCCGACTCATCTTGATGCGGGTTACGATGTTTTCGGCGGCGGCGGCGGAAATATCTGCCCGTTGCCGACTGGATTCAAGAGGCCGGGAAACCCTCCATTCAGTGAATGGGAAGACTTATCTTTGATCGCAGACGGCGAATATTACGAGTATGGCGTTCGAATGGGATTGATCACCAACATTACTGAAGACAGCCGCGTCTCGTTTGGATTCTCCTGACTTATGTCCTGCAAGTACCTCAAAGATTCAAAGTGCCGACTCGGACTCTTCAACGGTTCACCGA